CTATGTATCAAATGATTGGTAAGTTTGGTTTTAATTTATTAAAATAATAGGAGAATATAATGTTTAGTCTAGGAGATATATTTAAAAAGGGAGTTACAGCAGCTGCAACATGGGCAGGTAATGCTATAGGTGGTCCAGTAGGTGGTAAAATAGGTGGTGCATTAGCATCTAGTCTTATGAATAAAACTGGTGCAGGTGGAGATTATGAAATACAAAGTACAGCTGTTCAAGCACCTAATTTTGGTGGTAGAATGGGTAGAGAAAGATCTGATGAAGCTGGTCGTACTAGTAATATTAAAACTGCAAATGCCGCTGATTTAAATTATATGTGGGAAAGAAGATTAATGAATGCAATGGGTAAAGATGCAGAATATAAAAGGACTTTAACATAGGAGATATATGGATCAATTTAAAGAAGCACAAAATAACCCTTTTGACGCACCAGTTCCTGGTCAAGGAATGACAGACAAACCTGGTAATTATCCATGGGAACATCCACCACAATATACAGATACCGAAGAAGCTACAGAATTTGTTTGGGATAAATTAACTGAGCCACAATTTGCTGAGCAAGTTATTGGTATGTTAGATGCAGGTATTCCTGTAGAAGCTATTGGAAGAATTATTGTATTTAGTGGATTTACAGAAGGTAAGTGGACTCCTGATGTAGCATTTATTATTACAGAACCTATTATGAAAATGATAGCTATGATTGGAATTCAAGGTGGTGTTAAAAAATTTAGAATCTCTATGCAAGATTTAACAAATAATGTACAAATGAAATCTATATTAGATGTTAAAAAAAATAAATCAGAATTTGAAAAAGCTAGTAAAGGTGTGCAAGCAGAAATTGAAAAACAACCTAGTCAAAAAGGTTTAATGGCTGCACCACAACCACAAGAAGAGGAGACTATATAATGGCAATAGATTTTGGAAGACTAGTACAAGGTGTAGCTACAGGTGCTATGGGTCAGTTTAATGCTGAAGTAGCAGCTAAAGATAAAATGAAAGGTGAAATGATTCAAAGAGTAGGAATTAATTTTCTTGAAAACACATTACCTGAATTTCAAAAAAAAGAAAAAATTAGAAAAGAAACTTATGATAAACTTGTAGGTAGATTTGATATAAATGTAGCAGAGTATATGGGTCAAAATGGTTTTATTACAGGTGATCCTAATGATTACAAAAATATTTTAGTTCAAATGGGTGATGATCCAGATATTAAAGCAGATAAATTAAAACAATATCTTGAAGCTACGGATAGTAGTTATACAAAAAGAGCTACAAAAAGATTTGATGCTATAAAAGAAAGAGAAAAAACTATTATGGGATTAACTACAGGTGACTCTAAGATTGGTGATATGACTGCAAAATTACAGATACCTGAGTCTACTCCTATGACTGAAACTACAGAAGAAGTTGTTACACCAGCTGTTGAACCACAACAGATTGAAGGTACACCTATAATGACTAGTGGTACTCCAGAAAAAACAGAAATGAAAACAACTGCTTTACCTACATATGAGGAAATATTTGGGGATGGTAAAGAAAAGATAGAACGTAATTTCTTTAATTTAAAAAGAGAAGATGTAGTATCTTTAAAAGGTGATTTTGATAAAGAATATAAAACTAAATATTTAAATCCTATAACTGGACTGAGAGAAGACACAAAAAGATTTAAAGAAGATTATGATAATCTTTCAGATGCAGAAAAAGCAAAACAAACTTTAGGTGGCTATGTTTACAATAGGCATTTTAGAGAAAATTATTTACCAAGTGTAGGTTATACATATGGTACTGCATCAGCAGAAACATCAGAGCCAGCAGAAGAAAATCCTTTTGTTAAAAGTGCTAAATATACTATAAACATATTAAAAACAAATGATCCCAATGATCCAGCTATTGATGAAATTAAAGCTGATCTAAAAGAAAGATTAGGTACTAATGTCGGTTTCGTAGTATCATTGGGACCAGATGCTTACAAAGATAAGAACAAGTTTCCGAATGGCGCTTGGTGCCAAGAAAGAGACTGGGTTATTTTTGGAAGGTACGCAGGAGCCAGAATCAAAATTGATGGTGGGGACTTGCGTTTATTAAACGATGATGAAATACTCGCTGTGGTTAATAACCCAGAGGATGTGGAGTAATCACGCAAAAGGAGAAGACCCATGGCAGAATCCATGCAACAAGTAGAAGAAGCTGTTGATCAAACAGTAGAAGTAGAAGTAGAGGAAGCAACAACTGAAGAAGCAACATTGCTTGAACAAGTTGAAGTACAGCCTACAGAAACTCAACAAGAACCTGAGAAGGATGTATCTGACGAACAAGAAATAGCAGAATATAGTGAATCAGTAAAGAAAAGAATTAATAAACTAACCTATAAAATAAGAGAAGCAGAAAGAAGGGAACAAGCAGCAATAGAGTACGCTAAAGGTGTTCAAGAAAAACTCAACACATCCCAAGCAAACCTTTCACAAAAAGATCAAAATCTTTATGATGAATATTCAGCTAGGGTAGATACTCAGCTACAATCAGCAGAAGACCGTTACAAACAAGCACACGACATAGGCGACACGGACGCTATGTTATCTGCTCAGAAAGATGTAGCAAAACTTGCTGTAGAACAAGAAAGTCTAACGAGAGTAAAACCAGAACCCAAAGTTCAGGAAACTCCTGTAGAAGTTCCTCAAATTCAACAACAACAACCAGTAGAACAAGTTGCAGAACCAGATCCTAAAGCTCAAGATTGGGCAACTAAAAATAGTTGGTTTGGTGAAGACTTAGCAATGACTACAAGTGCTTTTGCTTTTCATAGGCAATTAGTTGAAAAAGAAGGATACGATCCAGCCTCTGATGAATATTATTCAGAAGTGGACAATAGAATGGCGAAAGCTTTTCCACATAAATTTAATAATGGTGGAGAAGTTTCTCAATTAAATAATAACATGCAAGAACCTGTAGCAAACTCAAGTAGAGGTACGAGAGGAAAAGCAGGGAAAGCACGCACTGTCAAGTTGTCACCAAGTCAAGTAGCAATAGCTAAAAGACTAGGTGTGCCTCTTGAAGAATACGCTAAACACGTAAAATAGGAGATAAAAATGGCTGATAAACAAGAAGAAATCACCACAACGGATCGAGCTCCTCGATCTGCAGATACACGAGATAGTGAAACTCGTCTTAAACCATGGCAACCCCCGTCTTTATTAGACGCACCAACGCCACCTGATGGTTATATCTATAGATGGCTTAGAGAATCTATGGTAGGAGTAGAAGATAAAGCGAATATGTCAAAACGTATTCGTGAAGGATGGGAACCAGTGAGAGCTGAGGAACACCCTGAATTTGAAGCACCAACTGTAGAGGATGGAAGACATATAGGTGTAATCGGAGTAGGTGGGTTAATACTCGCAAAGATGCCTATCGAAACCGTCAATCAACGACGTGCATACTACAAACAAATGGCTGCAGACCAAATGCAGGCAGTCGATTCGAATCTTATGCGTGAGAGTGATAGCAGAATGCCTATTAGTCAACCTAATAGAAATTCTCAAATCACATTTGGTAAAGGAAATGATTCGTAAGAATTATGAATTTAAATTTTAATATAATAAAAAAGGTGAAAATAAATGGCAAATGTAAATAGCCCAAATGGTTTCACACCTGCTTATCATATGTCTGGTGGTACTATAAGACCTTCTGAGTTCGCAATCGCAAGTGGAACTAACGCATCTATCTTTAGTGGTGATGTTGTTAATCTATCAAGTGGTTTAGTAATTCAAGGGACTGCAACTGGTACTCCTCTAGGTGTATTCGCAGGAGTGGAATATCAAGCTACCGACGGTTCGGTTGTCTTCTCGAAAGTGTGGACAGCAGACGTTGCAACTTTAGGTGCTGCAAATGCGAAAGCGTATGTTTATTCTGATCCAGATATTGTTTATGAAGCTCAGTCAACTGGGACTCCTACACAAGCATCTATTGGAACAACTAATACGATTTCAACAACTGCAGGTGATTCTAACACAGGTCGATCAAAAGAAGGTGTAACAACTACAACTTCTAGTGGTATTGCGACAGTAGTGGGGTTTGTAGACAGACCCGATAACTCTATTGGTCAATACGCTAGAGTGTATGTGATATTCCCTGCTTCTGTATTCGGCAATAACTAAAAGGTGAATAATAATGGCAATTAATAGAGCGCAATTAGTAAAAGAACTCGAGCCAGGACTGAATGCACTTTTTGGTCTCGAGTATAACCGTTACGAGAATGAACATGCTGAGATTTTTGACACGGAAGCTTCAGACAGAGCGTTTGAAGAAGAAGTGATGTTATCAGGCTTTGCACAAGCTCCTGTAAAAGGGGAAGGCGCAGCAGTCACATATGATGCAGCTCAAGAAACTTTCACATCTCGTTACACTCATGAAACAGTAGCCCTAGCCTTTGCATTGACTGAAGAAGCTATCGAAGATAATCTCTACGATACTCTTTCTTCAAGATATACAAGAGCTTTAGCTAGATCAATGGCAAACACGAAGCAAGTAAAAGCTGCAAACGTGCTTAATAATGGTTTCTCAACTTCCTTCCCAGGAGGAGACGGAAAACCTCTCATGACAACTGACCACCCAACTTTAACAGCTGGCGATCAGTCTAATGAACCAAGCACTGCTGCTGACTTAAACGAAACTTCGTTAGAGAATGCATTAATTGATATCTCCGCATTTAAAGATGAAAGAGGTATCAAAGTAAATGTACAAGCTAGAAAGCTAATCGTTCCACCACAATTACAATTTGTGGCTGATAGAATATTAAATTCTCCAGGAAGAGTGGCTACATCGGATAATGACATCAACGCTATGAAGAACATGGGAATGTTCCCAGAGGGTTATGTTGTTAACCATTATCTAACTGATACAGATGCATTCTTTATCAAGACTGATGCCCCTAATGGTCTAAAGCACTTTGAAAGAGCTACAATGACAACTGGTATGGAAGGCGACTTCGAAACTGGTAACGTTAGGTATAAAGCCAGAGAAAGATATTCTTTCGGCTTTAGTGATTGGCGTGGAATCTACGGATCTCCAGGTGCTTAATCGGGAAGCTTAGCTTAGGAAAGGGATCTTCGGATCCCTTTCTTTTTTATAAGTATTACTATAGAATAAATTCGTCTAGGATAAATAATTGTTCTATATACTGACCTAGCAGACTAGCCGAGAATATAGAACTTATTTCCAAAGGAGGAAATTATGGCAAATTCGACGTTTAATGGACCAGTCAGGTCCGAGAATGGTTTCAAAACCATTGATATTAATTCAACAACAGGTACAGAAACTGATGGCTTAGTTATCAATGCAGACGGTAATGTCTACACGGATAGCGGTGGGCATATACAATATGCTGCTGCAACAGGTTATGGACCAGCTGATTTAATAGTAGGTAAAGGTGGTAGCCAATACGGTACTGTTAACCCTTACGCAGAAAGTGCAACTCAACTTTTCCCATTAGGAGCAACACTTGTGTATGGTAATAACGTATACCGTTATGTTGAAATAGGTGGAACTGCAGTAACAGCAGGTAAACTATTACAACACAAAGCTATTGTTTCTGATCACGCTAATATGACTGC